GCGGAGAGGATTGATGCTAACCTACTTAATGTCAATATACAAGACATAACAGATCTACCTAAACCTATGTTTGATACAAAGGTAGAGAGTCTTGCTAAGAAAACACAAGGAACATTAATTATAAAAGAATACCCTACTGCATCTGCTCATTCAGGACATTTTAAATCATTACTAAATGAGTTAGCATTGAAAAAATCATTCAGACCTGATATAATATTCATTGATTACTTAAACATATGTGCATCATCAAGGTATAGAGCAAATGGTAATGTCAATTCATATTCCTATATTAAAGCGATTGCAGAAGAGCTTAGGGGTCTTGCTGTCGAAGCTAACCTACCAATTGTCAGTGCTACTCAAACTACTCGTTCTGGTTTTGGCAGTTCTGATGTTGAGCTTACTGACTTCAGAATCCTTTGGACTCCCTGCTACTGCTGACCTTATGTTCGCTCTCATATCTACTGAGGAGTTGGAAGCATTGAATCAGATACTAGTCAAGCAATTAAAGAATAGGTACAATGATCCTACTGTTAGAAAAAGATTTGTAGTGGGTATTGATAGAGCAAAGATGAGACTATATGATTGTGAGCAGAATGCACAGCAAGATATGGTTGACAATGGAAGTAGTAAAGATTATAATGACAAGGAAGAAAATGTAAAGAAATCTTTTGAGGGGTTTAAATTCTAATGACAGTTGATACTGAAAAGTACCTTGAGTTTGTAGAAGGTGTTACTAGTAATGAAAGTCTTCATTATGCTTCACTTATGTCTAGAATGAATAACTTAGAACTGGAGGATGATTGTAATGTCCCTCAGTTACTAACTGCTGCACTTGGATTGACTGCTGAGTCAGGTGAGTTTACTGAGGTAGTAAAGAAGATTATATTGCAGGGCAAACCTTACAATGAAGATAATGTTTTTCATATGAAGAGAGAACTAGGTGACATCTGCTGGTATATTGCACAGGCATGTATGGCATTAGATACTTCCTTTGATGAAATCATTGAGATGAATGTAGATAA